GCGAGAACTTCCCACGGCACTAATAGACAGATTGCGAAAGTGTTTACCATCACATCGTCGTGGCAAAGATTTGAGTTCAATGTGCCATCATCAGCAAGTGGTATGGAGTTCGGTGATGACAACACTGAGGACTTGCAGCTTAACTGGTGGCAACACGCTGGCTCTACATACGCTGGGGGAACTTTGAGTACGGATTGGGCAGGGGATACTGCTGCTAATCGTGCAGCGGGTGTAGGTAGTTTATTTGCATCAACTAGCAATTTCTTTGAAATTACTGGCATCCAGCTTGAAGTCGGTGAACAGGCCACGGCGTTTGAACATCGGTCGTTTGGCGATGAGTTGGCTAGGTGTCAGAGGTATTTTATAAAACTAGGAGGAGGCACTGATGCCGGTGCATTTACTAGGATATCTGTATCGCAAAATGAAAGTGCTACAAGAAACACCGGCGCAGTAACATTACCTGTTCAAATGAGAGCAGAGCCTACCCTAGTGGCAGATGGAAACTTTGCTGTTTTTGCAAATGCCACTGTAACAGCAACCAACGCGATTTCTATAAATTCAGTAGGTTCAGATAATGGTACAGTATGTTTGATATTTGATGTTGCTGGTGGATTAACGGCGGGACAGGGCGCTGTTCAAATGGGAAGTAGCGATACAACAGCTAATATAAAATTAGATGCGGAGTTGTAATTATGAATGAAATGACAATTTCAAATGCGAAATACATGACGTATCGTGGCGAAAACTCTAGCATAAATGCGACTATTGACGGAGTTGAAATGTCTGTACCCCTTGCTCCCGGAAACCGCCACTACGCCGAAATTCAACGACAGGTCAAAGCCGGTACACTTACAATCGCTGACGCAGACGACTGATGAAGCTGGCGATGGAACCGACACTCAAAACCCAGATGGAACTTGAGGCACACGAGAAGGAGTGCGCTATCCGGTATGCCAATGTGCAAGAGAAGCTAGAGGGCTTGGACAAGCGCATGTGGCGGCTAGAAGCAATGATTATGGGTAGCACCATTCTTGTGGTAGCAATGGTGGTATCAGTATTTATGGGACTTAACTAATGGCAATGTTTAAGGCGTTTAAGCCAAGCGGCATGGAAAAAATTGCCCGTGCTATGGGTTATCAAGGTAACATGCAGGGCTTCCAGAGTTTCCTGTCACAAGACCCTATGCGTCAACAACAGATGCAGCAATACCAGCAGAAGGCCATGCAGATGGCACGTGGTGGTGTGGTAAGGATGCAAGAGGGTGGGCAAGTGCCTTCTAGTCCTCCAATAGACCCCGGTTTTAATTACGATGACGGTAAAAAGATTGTAATTGGAGACGATGGAACACTTAAACGTGGAATAAGCGGCGGAACTCCTCTCGACCCAATAAATAAAATAGAACAACCACCTGTTACTGAACCACCTGCAGCACCTCAAACAATTACCGACGCTACAGTAGGACGCATGGAAACAGGCGCTATACCTGCTGGTGGGGTAGTGCAGCCAGCCTTTGTGCCACAGGACGATGCACAACTATTGCAGCCTGATACTGGCACGGTAACAGGTTCAGTAGCAGTAGACACTGCACAGGCTGGTCTGGCGCAAGCAACAGCCGTAGAAGAAAAAGCTGCTAATAAGATGGAAGCAGAGCAATCGCAGGGTGCTGTAAACAACGCCCTGAACTCTGTGAATGCGGCACAGTTGGACCCGAATGACCCACGTTCTAAAGTAGTTGCTGCTGAACAAACAGAATCAAGCGTGGGCAATCTTACTGCAGCACAGGGCAAGGCTCATACAATTGACAACCCTGTTCAGCGCAAGCTAGATGCAAACGAACTTGTAGAGCCTACATTTAATGCAGAAACAGCGGCTAAGTTTGCAGAGCAAATACAAGCTGCGGAAGCTACCCCTACACAACAAGCTACTGTACAAGGACAGCTTGAGACACTTACCGCTAACTTTGATGCAACCAACCCTCCCGGCTGGGCCGCAGGTGCGCTCCGTGCGGCAACACAAAAGATGGCAGCGCGTGGTCTTGGCGCAAGCAGCATGGCGGGACAGGCTCTTGTGCAAGCAGCGATTGAGTCTGCCCTTCCTGTTGCACAAGCAGATGCATCCACATTTGCCCAGTTTGAATCACAGAACCTATCTAACCGTCAGCAACGTGCAATGCTTGCTGCAGAGCAACGAGCCAGCTTTATTGGTCAGGAGTTTGACCAAGCGTTTCAAGCCCGTGTTCTAAACGCATCTAAGGTTAGCGACATTGCTAACATGAACTTTACTGCAGAGCAGCAGGTTCAGCTTGAGAACTCTCGTGCTATTAACACGATGAACCTTGCTAACCTATCTAACTCGCAGGCTCTTGTAATGGCAGAAGCCAGCGCATTGGCACAGCTAGACATGGCTAACTTGTCTAACCGTCAACAGGCTGCTGTAATGAACGCGCAGACATTCTTGCAGCGTGACATGGCTAACCTGTCTAATCAGCAGCAGACAGAGATGTTCAAAGCACAGTCGCGTGTACAGGCACTGTTTACAGACACAGCCGCAGAGAATGCTGCCCGTCAGTTTAATGCATCATCCCAAAACCAGACTGACCAGTTCTTTGCCAATCTTCAAAGCCAGACATCACAGTTTAATGCAGCCCAGCAAAATGCGCAGGAACAGTTTAACGCAAATCAACGCAATACTGTAGAGCGTTTCAATGCTGAACTAAACAACCAACGTGACCAGTTTAACGCACAGAACCAGCTTGTGATTGCACAGAGTAATGCACAGTGGCGGCGTGAGATTGCCACGGCTGATACAGCAGCAACTAACAGGGCCAATGAGTTGAACGCATCTGCTGTCTTGGATGTTAGTAAACAAGCCTACGATAATCTGTGGCAATACTATGCAGACACTATGGAGTGGGCATGGACATCTGCTGAAAACGAGATGAACCGTATCGCCGACATGGCTATCGCTACATTAAATGCGGATGAACGAGCAAAGATTGCATCAGAACAGGGTAAGACAGCAGCAGGTAATGCGCTGGGTAGCCTGATTGGTACACTTGGTAGCGCATTTATTGGTGCGAAGTTTTAAGAGGTAAATATGATTACGAACCCAGCTAGGCAGCTTTATCTAAATATGGACATTGATAATCTTGAGGAGAAGAAAGAAGTTCCTACCTCTGGATTGCTGGCACCTCGTAAGCAGCCAATGAATCAACAAAGCGATGCAGTAAATCAGCCTGCTTATCGTGTAGCACAGCACATGCGTGTCCTTCGCAAGCAAAGAGAGATGCTAAAAAATGGCGATTGAACAACAAAGTCCTCTTCTTGATGCCCCCATCCCCGGTATGTCTTTGACGCATGAACTGGGCGCAAGGCCGTGGCAACAGCCAGCACAGTTTCCTACTGTGGACGCTACCATCGAATATTACATGGACCGCATGGCTACAGAAGAGTTTATGGAACAGGCCGTAGAAGTCTTGGAACTTGGTGTGCCTGTGACAACGATTGCTAATACCATGCAGATGTCTGGTGTGATGGAAGGCAAGCACAGCATTGATGTGGGTATGTTGACCATTCCGTTGATAATGGAAATGCTCATGCTTATCGCAGAGAACGCTGGCATTGACTACGATGATGGTCTAGCAGAAGAACGTAGTGAACAGACAAGCGATGCTCGTCTTGAGATGGTACGCCAAGAAATGAAAGGGCGTATTGAAGAGGTAGAAGAAGAGCCAGAGGTAGACGAGCCTGCAGAAGAGCCTAAAGGGCTTATGGCACGGAGGGCATAATGAGTTTTTTAGAGGGTTTGATTACAGGCGCAGCTACAAGCATTGACGACCAGCTTAAAAAAGATATGCAGCGCAGTCAGGAACGTGCTGAAGGCATGGCACAGTACCGCATTACTCGTCGTCGTGCAGAGATTGAGCGTCAAGAAAAAGAAAAAAGAGAGTTGGAAGATACTCTAAATAATCTTGCCTCTCTTGTAGACGGTGACATAGACAAAGCGGCTCAACTTTATATTAACGGTGGTAAAAATATTACTGGGGCTAATGCTCTTTATCAAGAGTTATTGAAGAATAAGCAAGCAGGAATTGATGTTAACACTGCCATAACATTTGCTGAGACTACTGCACCTGAAGGCACCACAATGCAGGATTATATTAGCAAGTTTGTAACGCCTATTACAAAACTACCTGTTGCAAAGGGAGAGGTAAAGGGTGCAGGTCTATATGGTGCATTGTTTAAGCCTGATTTATCTGGACGTGTACGGCAACAGGTTGAAGAAGCAGCGCCACTTCCCGCACAAGAAGCCGCTGACCTTGATGTGCAAATGGCTACTATTGACCGTAGTGGCTTCCTCTCTGCTAAAGAAGCTAAACGTGACGAGACGCGATTTGAGCGTGAGGGTGAAAAATTTGAAATGGACATGCGGTCGGCACAGGCACGTCTTGACGATGCAGATAGACAATATAACCTCGCTCTTGAAAGGTTTAATGCGGACAAAGAAAATAACGAACTTAGGCTTGCCCTAGACTTTGCCAGAGACGCACGTGATGCTAGGCGTCTGGACTTGGCTGTAGCCAAGGCAGAACAAGAAGCAGAAGATGCTGTATTAAGCCGTGAACTCACTGGTCTTACTATTGAAGAACGTAAACTTGAACTTGAGAAGAAGCGTAACGCACCTGAGTTTGCTACATTTGAACTCATGCTTGTATCTGCAGAAGAAAACTTGGCACGGGCCACATCTCCAGAAGAGATTATGATTTACGAGAAGCAACGCGCCCATGCTATTAAAGGTCTGGCAGATATCGCAAGGGCAGAGGATACGTCTGCAGGTGTAGCTACATCTGTATTTAGTAAGCAGTCTGTTGATAGTATTATCAACGCTGAAATTAAGCGTCAACTTGAGCCTGTAGGTCTTGTCAAAGACATTGAAGGACAGCTTGATTACATGATTGAAGGTAATGAAGTTCAATTTTATGACCGCATGACCCGCGCACTAGAGAATGTAGAGCAACGTGTTGCTGGCATTGATGATAGCCAAATGACAAACACACTTAAAAGTCAGAGAAAATCTCTACAAGAAGACAAAGGTGCATACATACAAAAACAAATAGACGGTGGCATTACGCCAGTAAGTGCTGGCACAGCAAGGGATGCTGTAAGCAAAGCATTTACGTCTACGCTAGGTCCGGGTGCTATTGTAGAGTATACAAATTCTCAAGGAGCAACCGTTAGACGTATTTGGACAGGCAGCAGGTACGTATAATGGCTACAGAGCAAGAGTTGCTGGCTCAACTAGAGGCTCTTGAGCAAGATGAAGCGCAAGCACGGCCTGTAATAGCAGCACAGTCTGAACAACAAATTGATGACACTCAAGAGTCTTCTTCTGAAGAAGAGTTACTCTCGCAGTTAGAGGCTCTTGAGAAAGAAGACGGTTTTACTGTAGGCAATGATGCTGAACAGTACGACGCCCCTCCCACAAGCACTGATGAAGTTGCAACCACCCAAGTAGACGAAAGCCCAGAAGATTATTACCTGCGAACTAATGAAGTTCCTGCGGGATATAAACTTGTGCCTACTGTTCCGACTGCGGATACAGGGCCGGGTTCTCTTTCCTTTAAGTTAGAACTCGTTGATGCCCCTGCACCATTAACTTTTGATGAGCGTAGTGAGCAACAGATTGCTGAAACATTCGACTATGATAAGACACGTGCAATTGCAAGTAGTTTATATGGTGATGACCCTGACATCTTAGTGACGCAAGACTTTCTTGACGAAAAAGTTCCTGAACAACTTCACGGTGTTATGAAAGTGTTGGGTGCGGTAGGTGATGAAGTAATTAAACCCCTCGCTGTTGGTATGACTGCTGCATCTGAAACTGCTCAAGACACAGGTGCCAATCTCACTCGCTGGTTGCATACGACATTCACAGAAGATAACAAGATATTTGGCATGACCGGAAAAGAAATTATGCCATTTGACCCCGAAACTGCTGGTGAAAAATTTGGTGGTGACTTGGCAATGATGCTTGAGATGGCTGAAGCTACACCGGCTGTAGGCTCTCTTACAGGTATTGCAGGTAGGGCAGGTCAAAGGGCTGTAGAGAAGCCGCTACGGGACGCCACTAAGGCTGTTAAAGCACGTGAGGCAGCAGAAGCTACACGTGAGCGTGTCTTCGCAGAGAAAATGCGCATTGGTAAAGCCAGAGAAGCAACAGCAGAAGAGATGGCTGCTAAGAGGGCTGCAGCCCAAGAGGCTAGAGAAGCAAATCAAGATATTGCAGATGGACTTATTGATGCATTTGAGAAAGAAACTGGCAAAGAAATACACAGTGTAGTAAACGGTGTTAAAGTTCTTGACGGTGCAAAGGCAAGGAAAGCTGGACTAGACACAGCAGAAGAGATTGCAGAAGCAAACCGTGGAACTGTGCGTGAGTTTCTTCGTGGCGAAAGTAGCCAGACAGACGCAGCTATGCTTGTGGGTCAAGGAGACGCAATTGTACGCCCCGTATTAAAGCAAGAGAAGTTTGATGGTCTTGTGGCTGCAGCGGCAGAATTGAAAGACCGCTTCCCTGAAGCATTTAACAATGACCGTCCACTGATTGACAATCTATTTGAACTAACAGTCAATAAAGAACTTCTCGCAGGTGACGAACTAATAGATATGCTCAACAAGTATGGCATATCTTTTGAAGACTACATCCTTACTGTAGTGTCGGGTGGCTCAGAGGCTGGTAAGACGCTCAACAAGCTGTCTCAAATTAAACGTGTGCGTCCTGCTAATGAGATGATTGCTATGCAGGAAGCTGCAACTAAGGAAGCAGCTAACAGCTTGCGTAAGGGGATTATGCGTATTGAGAACATCCGTCGTGGTGGTCTTGTATCGCAGGTAGCTACAGCAGCACGTAACCTGCAGTCAGGTGGCATACGTGCGCCGCTGGAAGGCTTGGGTAATGTCATGGACAACAGCCTGTACCGCCTGTCTAACGAAGGTGTGGTAGCAGGTGCAAAAGAGTTTACACGCTTTGGTAACTGGCGTGAGAGTTTCCGTCACATGAAGTATATGTTTAGCCCGGAAGGCTATCGGAATACAAAAGACTACGTAGACTTTATACTTGAACAGCCTGAACTAGCGAAGCAATACGACTTGCTGTTCAACAACATCAACGAAATTCAAAAGCTAACAGGCCGTGGTGAAGGCGGCGCAATCGACGCAACGCTATCTGTCGTTGAAGATGCAGTAGACGTGCTTAATACACCTAACCGCTGGCAGGAACACCTCATTCGCCGGGGTGCATTTCTTGGTGAATTAGAACGGCTGGCAAAGCGTGAGTACGATATCGACCTTATCGACACAATAAACGATGGCAAGATTCGTGACCTGCTTAATGACGCATCCACTGTACGCCCGAAAGACGCACGTTCATTTCATGAGTTAATAGCAGACGCTACAAATAAGGCTTTGGATGTAACGTATGCTAAACAGCCTGACATTCCTGTGTTCCGTTCAACATCACAGTTCATCGTTCGTAATGGACTTACTGTTGTGCTGCCGTTCCCGCGCTTTATGTTTAACAGCATGGAACTGCTAGGACAGTATGCTGGTGGTGCATCCATACCCCTCGCACGTAAACTGGCTAGTGTTGTGACCAGAGGCAGGGTAGGTGCTGGAAAATTAACTGCTAAAGATAGGCAGCGTATATCTCGTAATATTGTAGGTATGGGAACCGTTCCTCTTATACTTATGGACGAGCCAGATAAAGAAAATGAAAATGCGCTTGACTATGCGGCTGACTTTCTAATGTCTATGTCTGTTGTCGGTGCTGCATATCAATACCGCACGTCAGAAGATGCACCGTCTGATTACAAGCTACTCAAGACGGGTGACAACGCTGTAATGGACACTACTCCCCAGTTTCCAATGCGCCAGTTTATGTATCTGGGTGAGGCTATGAAACGTGCAAAAGAAGGTACATTCAGTGATTGGTTTAAGGCTAAAGAGTTTACCGAAACATTTGCTGGCACTAACATTCGTGAAGGTGTAGGCCAAAGTCTCGTACAGGAAGTTGCTGACCTAGCAACTGGTGTTGATTTGACTGATAAAGAACAGGCTGGCCGCTTATTAGGGAGAACACTAGGCAACTACCTGTCTACTTGGGCTGTTCCATTCTCGCAGATTATTGAAGCGGAACGTGCAGCAGGTATGCGCGGTCTACAGTACAAGGATACGGCTGAAGACCCTACACTAGACTTTCAGACTAGCTTCATGCAAAACTTATCTCGTCCATTCGCTAGGTTTGAATCAGCGGAGTCTGAAGCTGCTAGACCAAAGCGTGAGTTCCTGTTTGCAGAAGAGAAGAGGCGTGTAGCGCCACTGTTCCGTGTTCTTGGCGGTATCAACCTAGCCACCGTAGATGATGAGTATGGTGAATACATCGGGCAGTTTGGGTACACTGACTTTGAACTTGGTAGCAAGTCAAAGGTGCCAAGCATCCGTAGGTTTGAGAATAAAGTTGTGCGGGATGCCTTGCCTGATATTGTAGATGCAGCCAAAAGGTACGAGCAGCGACTGCGCAATGATTATGAAAATGCCAGCGACAGGATTAAGGAAAAGTTTACAGAGGAAAAGTATGTTTCTAGCCGTATCCGTGCCTTGATTAAAAAGCGTATACAGGGTGTGCGTAAGAATATTAGCAAGGGTAAGGTTCTGTCTGCTAATGCACCTAAATATGCAGAGGCTATGATGAAGTACAGGAGGCTTGGAAAAGAAACTCGTACTGCCGCTGCTGTCGAATTTGAAGAGAGGTATGGTAGAGAGCCGGATGGTACGGATAGAAAGGATTTGTTCCGGCTGTTACAGATAGGACGGGCATACGACAAAGCAATGAAATAGAAAAGGGGGCCGCGAAGCCCCCTCTCTTATTTGAGGCAGTCACACACTGTGTGAACTGCTGCTGTGCCTATGATGTAAGCAATGTAGGCGAACACAATACTGATGTACACTCGCATAAACCACTTAGACATATCTAACGGTTATCGCCTGACCCGCTTATCTTTCCACGCTTGTGTCGGTCTGCAAGTTTCTCCAAGTTCTTCTCCATGATGTGACCAAGGTTCATCTCTAGTTCCTCTGCCAATACAGCGCAGTACCACAGCACATCACCAATCTCGTATCCAATCTCAATACGCTTGGCAAGGTACTCGTCCTTGACTGCACCATCACGAATGAACTTCTTCACTTTGTTTGCAATTTCACCCGACTCACCTGTCAGGCCAAGAGTAAGATACTCCATAGCCTGTTTCTTCGGGAAGATTGCTGTCTCACATGCGCGAGACTGATACTCTGCTGCGGTAATACTACTCAACTGCCTCTCCTTCATCCATTGTTTAGCTTCTAGTTCCAAGTCCATTTAGTTGCTCCAAGTTCTTAAAGTAGGCAGCTTCCCACCCTCGTTGCCACTCACGGTAAGGAGTGGTATCTTTCTTCATAGGGTTAGCCACCTGCCGATAACGAGTACCAAAACGAGGGCTACGAAACTCTTCTACTCTGCCAAAGGCTTTGTAGCCAGCGTTAAAGTTATCCGCAAGGTTCTTGTTCATCTGCTTTCTCCTTAAAGGCTTTGATTACATCGGAAGAGAACAGCTTCTGCAGGTTTAGCAGGTACATGCGAGAGGCTTTGTTGTCACCACCCGATACACTCTTCTTGTAATCTAGGTTGTCGATGATACGCTTCAGTGAGTCTGTATTGAACACAAGTGTAGCGAACACTTCGTCACCAATGCATAGATTATGAAACCAGTAGTCCGACTCTGTGGCAGCAATGCCACTGGGCTTGCCATAGCACTCGTACTCAATGGCAATATTGCCTGTGCGCATCCACATGCCACGCTCTGACTTGACCTCAATCTTCTTATCCTGAAGCATGTCAGCTACCATTTGCTCACGCACTTTGCCATATTCAAGGTCTAAATCAAACTTCTTACGGTCTTTAGTCTGCGGTTCCAGATTCTGCATTGTCATCTCCTTGCGGCCAGTTGTTGAGGATTGCGAGGCGGTCTTCGTGCATAGCCATCTTATCTAACTCTGCTTGGATGGCTTCCATAATATCAGAGTGTTCCCCGATACCTGAAGGGTTTGCAAAGTATACATCTACATTCGTTTTGTGCAAGTGTATATTTGCAATGGCGTGGTTTTTAAGAACCTGTATCATCTGCTTTTTCATTCTCTTTCTCCTTCCGTTTCATCCACTCTTCATAGCAAGGGTGGTGACGAGGGGGATTATATTGCACCCACCCGTCACCTTGCTTCCATATTAGTTTGTCCTTACTCATGTGTCAACAGCTTTCTTCTGTCTAAACCTGTGTTTGAAGAACACGACTACGTTGATAGCTGTGTTGACAGTGATGGCGAATAACAACCACCACTGCCACCAGTTAGGCATGTCCGCACCTTCAATCATGCTGCAGCTATGTCCACTACCTCACAGACGCCAGCAGTACATGCCAACTCTCGTCCACCTGACGTAGTATCTTCCTTCTCATACTCACGAAGTAAATCCCAATTTACTTTCTTGGGCATCTGTTGCAACATTGCGCCGTACTCTTCAACGGTGCAATCTTGATAAGGTGCTTGCTTGTAGGTATGCTCACTGAATGGCAGGAAGCTGATGCCTGACACTTCATCAAAGTGGTCGTACACCCACGAGCCTACTTCCATCCACTCATGTTCTTTCACAGAGATGGTGACAGACGGCTTGTGTTCGCACCAGTGACGCTGGTACAGGAGCCACAGTTCAAGCTGCTCAATAGCGGACATGTCGAACCGTGTGACTGCACTGTGTGGTGACTTCATCGGGAAGCTGAACACTGTTGTGCTGTCAGGCTTCATCACATCTGGCTCTGCCGGTATACCTTCAGAGACAAGGAACTGCGTGATAGGGTCTTTGTTGTCGCCACGCACTGTGCGAATGTAGTACGGATTGTGACGAGCATGGATGCCAGAGGCGCTGTCCACAAGCTGTGAGACTGTACCAGACGGCTTCACGCAGGTGATGGCCGCAGACTGTGCAATGCCAAGCTGTTCCGCCATAGCGGCGTTAGTGACAATAGCCTGTTCCTTGAGTGCGTTTAGCGTAGCCCCAATGTTCATGCCAAGGTGAGCCGACTTGCCAGACATCATAGCATTGTCCATGATACCTGTCAGTGACACGCCAAGCAGCCGCTCTTCCTCTGTGTTCTTCTTCCACACATTGCGCAGATACTTGAAGTCCGTGAGTGTAGATTGGAATGTGCCAAGGATGGTAGCCAGACGAACTTTCTCTGTCAGTGTTTGCTGCGTGTCAGATGCACGAACAACAACCTCTGATAGATTACAGAACTGATACGGACGTAAGATAATTTCACTGCATGGGTTGCATCCGAAATCTTGTTCCGCATCACGGCGACCATTCTTAGCGGCTTGCTCCTTCGCTGCCTTGCGGTTGAAGATGCCACGCTCACCAGACTTGCTCTCGTATAGAGATACCCACTCACGCATGAATGTACCCATCTCTGGCTTGCCTTTGTAGGCAACACTGTTGTTAGCCAGCGCACGTTGGCCTTCACCTTCCCACCACTGACCTGACTTGGCGTGGCGCATCTGGTCATCGTTCAGGTTAGATAGGCTGATGAGTGCGCTGCGACGTACACCGCCTACAACAACCACTTCACCAATCTTACACATCAGGTCATGGCATTCGATAGGAAATAGCCTGCGGCCTGATGCTTTCTTAAACATCTCCACAGTGAACTGGAAGAGTTCCTCAAGTGGGGCTGGGCCACTCGCACGACCACCAAAGGTCTTGAGACGTGCGCCAGCAGGACGAACCTCTGACGTGTCCCATTGTGGTACTTGCCCTGCGTACAGCAGCGAGATTAATTCACGCAGGGATTTGGCCCAGCCCGGACGAGAGTCGCCAACCTTGATGACAGTGTTTGTGTCATGCATATCTTCGTTGACGACAGGCAGCTTCTCCGTATGGTGACGTTCTACAGAGAAGCCTACACCAGTGCCGCACATGAGGATGTACATTGTCTCGTCAAAGGCACGAGGACTATCCACTGGTACGTAGGAGCAATTGTAGCCGCCGACATGACATCGGTCAAGTGCAGGACCGGCGGTCATCAATGCTCTCATGCTTGGCATGATGTCTTGGTTAAGCACAGCCTCTTCAAGTTCTGCGCGTAGTTCATCGGACAAAGCGTAGTTGTGCTTCTGCCCAAGGTGTTTTTCCATGTAGTCAAAGTATCGCTCGACTGTCTCGCTCCAAGTCTCACGACGTTGTTCATCCTCTTTCCAACGGGCGTACCGGGAAAGGGCAATAAAGTTCTGGTAGTCTGTTGGTAGATAATTGTTCATTGCGTCACTCCGTTAGCGTTTTAATGTGTCTGATTTCGGCTCCGTCTACATCATAGAAGTATTCACGTATACCGTCTTCAATCTCTAGGCCGACATCCTCGTCGGCAGGTATCGGATATTCATCCGGGTCTATGTCAATGGTAATGAAGACTTTAACTCGCATCGTAGCAGCCTTCTACCTCCTCAATCAGCTTGGCTAGATACCACTGTGCTTTCTTGAGGTCTTCTGTACCGTTCTTGTAGCGGTAACGCCACAGGTACTTCATAATGTTACCTTGCAGATAATACTCGTAGCCATCACCTGTAGCTGCAGCAATGGCGTCAATGCACTCAACGCCAGCCTTGTTGTAATGTGGTGGGGAGTTTACCATGTCGGTTTGTTTACCCTGCTTTGAATAGAACTCATCCATAAGTTTCTCCTCGTCTGGTTGTAACTCTTGCATCCTCATTCGCATGTACGCCTCGTGGCGCATCACGCGCTCCCCTTTGTCCTGCTACCAAAGCTGAGATGGACTACATTACCATCTTCTCTCGTAACAATCAAGCTGTCATCTTCATCTTCTTCAAAGATGATAGTGTCATTATCAACTACTTCCATAACGTAGGTGTGTACCATGTCGCGTATGGTTTCATCTCGTTCCATGATAGGCACAGTAGCGCACATCATCTTGCAGAAGTGCATTACTTGCCCGTAACTTTCGTCACTCAGTGGGTTGCCACCCTGTGAGATAATGGAGATATCAATCTCACCTGTCCATTCATCTCCACTGGTAGTTGGCCTAACTCGTATTACGAAGTCTCTGTCTTCAATCTCCAGATGTTCCATTGCTATCTCCTTTTTACTTTGGTTCCAGTGAACTTGATGAACTTGGGGTGCTTGTTCTTTCCCTTCTCTTTCAGCCAATCCTCTGGAATGATGCGGTCATAGTATTTGAACCCATACTTGATACACCATTCCGCATAGGTTGACTTAGCCCCTTTACGTAGCTTACGTCTACTGTTCTCAAAGACAAAGCGTATATCCAGCTTGGGATGCTGCTTCTTGATTGCAAGATGCTTGCGTCTATCTGCTGCAGTGAACATGCCCTTCGTCTCAATGATGATACCGTTGTCCAGCACGAAGTCTGGAGTATAGGTGCGGTACGCAAGGTCTTCCCATTCAATCTTAACCTTCTCATAGTCATACTTAACTTTGAGTTCGTCAAGGTAGACCGACAATTTGTGTTCAAGCCCACTCCTATATCCATACTTTCGTGCTGCACGAAATGCTGCGTGATTAGGCACTAGATTAGTCGCCGGTGGATACCCAAGGTACGGGTAAAGTCACGATACCCGATAGCTTTCAATTCTTCACGCAGCACTTTATCTGCTTCTGCACGTGCCTCTATTGCAGCACGTACACCTGCTGTCTTACGCTCACGATATTCTTCACGTAGTTCTGCTAGGTGTTTTTCTGTTGCTTTTATCTCTTCAAGCAACGTATCCATGTCTTCACTCATTATTTATACTCCTCTGCTAGTGATACATATGCAACCGTCTTAGGTTGCTTTGCCTGTGACATTACGGCTGGGCGTTCTTCAAGCCCCGGCCAACAGGCGAACCGATAGCGACAGAACCCACACTCTGTGGTGAGAACCATGTTGCCTGTCTCTTTGCCCCGGAACTTCTCCGGTACAGCATCGAAGCAACGCTCAAACCTGTTCTCTTCCAGCGTGTCAGCCGTTTGCTTAATATGGACTACCTCTTGGTCAATGTCAATACCTGTAGCTGGTACATACTTGAACTCGCCATTGGCTTTGTTCACTACCCACCATCCACCGGCACGTTTGCCGGAAGCCTTCGCGTAGCCAGCAAGCTGTGCTACATACCCGAAAGCATCACCCTGTCTAAGAGTGTCGAAGGATTCAAACTTGTTATTGTAGGACCAGTTTGATGCAGACTTAACATCATCAACAGCACCATCAATAACAATATCATATGTGCCAGAGATGGATGTGCCATTGTCAAGATCAAGTGTAACTTTCTTATCGTCTTCATATTTCACCCCCGCTTCTTTTAGAAGTCCCTTGAAGACAGCTTCCACGATGTCTCCAATCATCATATTCATCACGAATGTAGTTGGTAGGGGCAATGCCTTCTCTGGTTCGTTCTTCTCAAACCAAAGCTGACAAGTTGGCCTACCCACGTTTGACATACGCAAGCCAAACTCGTCACGCTTATTGCCCCCACCAAACTGGCGTCCAAGTGCAGCCACTACATCAAGACCTACTTGCCGGATAGTTTCCACTGACATGGTGGACTTACCCTTAGCAGCATTCTCCATGTACTGGTGCAACGCCAGTTCAGCAGGGTGGTTCATTACGCTACCTCTTCTACTTCGATATCAACGATGCCGTCTACAATGGCCTCGTCATCTTCGTCGTCGTGTGAGTTAGCTTTCTCTGCCCATGCATTGATGATGTACTCGTTGTAGTTGTTCACCCACTGCATGAAGTCACCAAACATGCCCTGTTCCTTATCGGTCAGTTCAAGTGTCTTGGTAACGTCCAGAGATACCACAGGCAGATAGAACACTGCACCAGTAGGAATCTTACGCTCCTCTGTATTCGCAGTAATCAGATGCTGCACAGGCAGACGCTTCATCTTAGCAAGCTGGGTAAACGCACCGCCCACGTTCTTAAAGGCGTCACGGTTATCGACTTCCCAGATAAAGGCAGTCTCGTCTACTTCCACAGGATTGCCTGATGCATCTGTGGCATTGACCAGTTCGACTGTACCAAGCACAACGCGAACACGCTTAATCTGCTTGATAAGTTCCTGCGTCTTCTCAGGCAGGGACTTGAAGTCTTGGATGTAGCCAGCGGGTTTACCACAGTTGAACCCACCATCATTGTCCTTGAGGTCGATGTTCAGGTTATCCGCCATGACAGTCTTCACATAGCGGTTAGGGCTGTCACCCATGCCACGGACAAAACGCTTGTACATGAAGCGTTGCAGGTACGGACGAATCTTCACCGACTCTGCGTAGTAGGTTGGCCCATCTGGTACTTCCAGACGGTAGGTGCCACCGGCTATCACTTCCATGTTTACGTTCTTGCCGTTCACCTCTGCCTCACCCATGACAGGTGAGTGATTGATGCGCAGACGAGCAAGGGTGCTGGCTTGCTTGCGCTCACCAGCAGTCTCGTTTGCAATGCCCATAGCCTTCGCCATAGCGGCATAGTTGTTAGTGTCAATAGTTGTCAGTTCCATGTGTTTATACTCCTCTTTTGAGTTGGAAAGTCCTAGTTATATCACGACACATCTTTCGTGTCAAGCCAGTTGGGGCCAATTTTTGCCTCTAGTAGTAGTGGTACATTGAATACTAACCCCCAACGTATAGTAATCAAATCAGGCAACTCCTTGTTTGTCTGGTGTATTATGTCGATAACTCTCCTTTCTTCATCTGGGTGAACGTCAACGACGATTGAGTCATGCACAGTATTTACCACACAAGACTGCATACCGTCAAGCAGTTTATCAATGTGCAGCAGTGCAATCGGAACAATGTCCGCAGTAGCGAAAGACTGCACAGGGTAGTTCTTTATCTGTGTGAAGTGGGACACACGGCCATTTGGCTTACGCACCACATCAGGGAAGGCAAACTCACGACCAGAAGGCGTGGTAATCTTGCCAGTGGCTATAGCTTCTTTAGCCAATCTGGAATGCCATAACCCGATACCCTCGTATTTCTCCGTGAAGTGCGTGTAATACTCTGCTTCCGCTGCCGTTCTCCCAAAGCCTGTTGCGCCATAAAGCGGTGCAAACGTGTGAGCCTTCGCAGTCTGCCTATCCGTAGGTTGACCAGCGTCGGTAATAACTTTAGCGGTATATGAGTGTACATCAAACCCAGTAGATACTTCTTCAATTGCAACTCCATCCTGTGAGAGATAAGCAGCAGCACGAAACTCAAGCTGTGCAAAGTCTGCTTCCATAATCTTACCACCATCAAAGCGGGACACGAATACCTTCTTAACAGGAAACGTACCGCCACGTGGCATGTTCTGCATGTTAGGGTCACGACCACTGAACCTGCCTGTCGATGTCATGTGCTGTGTCAAACGGACGTGCAGCTTACCATCTTGCTTGGTGTACATACGGATGCCATCCACGAAGGACGACAGGTATGTATCTACAGCAGACAGGCGTCGAACCTTTGACAAGAAGTCAACAGCATCTGTCATTCCTTTGACACGTGCTGCTTTCTCCAGTGTCTCAAGGTTCTGCTTGCTTGTGCTGAACCCATTGGCACTAGCCCACTTCGGGCCGGGTGGTTTAAACTTTAGTCCAGCCAACTCTTTGCCAGCCACAAGATGATAACCAGCCCCACCACATGATGTACATTTATTAGTTCGTGCAAATGGTGTTCCATCTTTCTTCACCTTTCGTACTTGACCGGAGCCATTACACTCACGGCACTGTGTTGCCTTAGTCTTGTACAATCGCTCAGTCAGTTCATTCATCAACCCGCGAAAGGTGTTGTCCGACTGATAGGGGTCAATGCTGTTGCCCCAATACTGCTTGTCTGTAACCTTGCGACTGTACACAACCCACGACAGTTGTTCTGGGCTGTTCAGGTTGATAGGGGTGTCACCCATCAGTCTACGTACATGGGCTTGCAAGTCACGCTCAAGGTCATCACGCTCTTGCTCAAACTCTTCGCGCACTGTGTCCAGTGCATTCAGGTCCACAGCAAAACCACGCTGATAGATGCGCGACAGACACACAGCAACTTGATTGGTGAGTTCCACCGTACCCTTGAGACCGGCATCCTCCTGACGATTAAGGCGCAGCATCTGCTTGTCAGAAAGCTGTTGCGTAGCTTCAAGGTCCGCAATAAGATACTCTGTCAATTCGTTGTACGGAATGTCACGAGTGCTAACACCCTTGGCAAAATACTCCTTGAGGGTATCCTGCTTCTTGGTGTCCAGTTCGTAACGCTCTGCACATGCCTCAAGCGACAGCGGCTGCTTCTGCCCACGCTGCAGGACATACTCTGCCAGCATCGTGTCAAACACAGGGCCGTCGTACTTGAAGCCTGACTCCCACAGCCACAGCAAGTCATGCGCTGCGTTGTGGCAGATAAGCACGGTAGCTTCATCCAGCATCATCTGCACACGCTCATAGTAGTCGTCCTGATTAGGACGGTCAGCGTGGTCAAATGGGAACGTCAGACACTGGCCTTGGTCAGTCAGCATACCCACCATGACCAGCGTATTGTCTGGCTCGAATGGGTCAAGGTGCATCTTACCATCACGCTTGGTGACGGTGTTCTCTACATCAAGTGTTATCTTCATCCTTCATACCTCGCTGTCTGATAGTCGAGTTCACAGTTTACCATACCGTGCCAGCCATTCAACTTGTTCTTCACTATGTTGATATGGCGAAGGGGGCTGTCTTCTTCCTGACCCTCAACTGTTGGTGACTTGCCAATCAGTATCATCAGGTCAGCTTCCGCAGCCTTACCAGTACGGCTACCCTCCATCATGCTCTGGTTCAACTGTGCGCGACCCTCTGCCTCTGCAGATAGCTGTGACATGTAGAACACGGCACACTCGTAGGTCTTGGCAATCTGACGTGCATAGATAGCACACGCCTTGAGTGCCTCGTCCTGTCGAGCGAAGGAACCCTGTACGCCAAACTTGTCACCCATGTCAAGCACAAGGATGTCAGGCTGGTAGGATTTGCATACGGACTCAACCCATGCCATGTCACGACCTCCCGCTTCCTTAATCTTGATGTTGTTCATCACAGGAGCGTACAGTGCCTGTGCTTTGGACATGTTGTCCCGCACTTCACGGGCAGACATGCCTGCTGCTGCCGTAAGGTAACGTGCGCCGACACGGTGCGTAGGCTCTTCGTTACACAAGATGATACACTTGGCACCCTGATGTGCAAACCCGCCGGGGCTGGCAATCAGGCTGGCATGGAACGATGTCTTGCCAGTGTTAGGCCGTGCGCCAACTTCGATAAGCTGACCACCCGACACACCCTCGACCTTACGTGCCACGCTTGGGATGTTGAAAGTCCAACGTGCTTCAAGTTCAGCCTTCGCCATGAGTGTCTCAATACTGATGTCATCCCACTCAATATTGAGGTTGGGGATGAAGTCGTCACCGTAACGCTCAAGCAGGTTACGCAGAGCCTCAAGGCTGGCCGCATCACCATTGACCATATCAAAGCCAATGTTTGCTACGTCCTCGCCAACGACCTGCTGGAACAGCTTGGACAGCACTTCCTGTGCCACGTCGCTGCCCATAGGCTCTTCGCGTTTAATCTGCGAGAACAGGCTAGAATATGCCTGCTTCTGCGCAGTAGTCAGTGTCGGGTTGTCCGACATGAACAGGGCTTCAATCTCGTCGGGCGTGACGCTCCGCTCGTACCTGTCCATAGCAGTGTCGATAGACTGCTTAATCTTCCGCACGTCCTTACTGAACAGGCGCTGCGGACATTTCGAGCCACGATGGTCATCGTAGAAGGACTTGTCCATCAGGCTCCTAATGATTGATAATTCCATGAAGGTTCTCCATATCTGTCGGGTTACGATATTTGAGGTCGTCGGTTAATCGAAGGACACGAACATCGTTCACATGTCCTCGTAGTTCCTTTGCCATCTGCAAAGTCTTGGGTAGCGCATCGGGGTCTAGCGCAATGATTGCTGTTGAGAACTGCGAGAGATACCTTTTATGCGACTCTTGCAAAGACGTGCCTAGAAGCGCAACCCCGACAAAGGTGCCGTAACCAACAACGGCTGCACTCAAGCAGTCCTCAACAACTACGGCGACCTTACCACACCCTGATGTGTATGGCAAGCCACTTTTTCCGTACCGCTTCCACTTAGGCAGTCGCTTGCCCAGTGACCGTCCTGTAGCATCCACAACCTTGCCGTCATGTATGATGGGGAAAACCATGCGGTGTTCCTTCACGTCATACATCAAGCCAAGTTGCTCTGCGTCCAGTTCGTACAACTCCCACGCAATCTCTGCCACGTTCCAATCATGTGGCACGATGTAGTCGGGCAGCTTGAACGTGTCCTGCTTGGCGAAGTCATCTGCACCGGCGAAGCCAGCACGAATGTCATCAGCACTCATACGAACACGTGCGCCGCCCTTCACACCACAAGAAGCACGATAGCAGTTCCACAGAAGCGAACCCATGTTGTTCGTCACTGTGAATGTCTTCTCTCCACAGTTAGGACAAGCAACACGCTTGGTCATACCCACGGGTACGTCCATATCACTTACAATGTTATATATATTATCCATGTATATATCACTTTCCTTTGCGGCAGTTAAGTGCTTTTACCATGTGATTTACGTGCTGTCAATGCACTATTTGCACTGGCATACGTATTCTTCATGTAAGGTTTCACTGACTGCGGGTTACTGTGTCCTGTTACAGACATGATTTGTCCCATAGGAACACCAGCTTCGACCATCTGTGTCGTGCCTGTCCTACGTAAGTCCATCAGTCGTAACTCCTCTGGCAGATTAGCTTCACGCATAACGGCCCTACCAGCCTTGCTGAGACGCTCTATGCTGTATGGGTGGTACTCACCCCCTACAGGTATCACACGCGGTGCCACGTAGGCTTGAAAGCCGAAGTCTTCTTTCTGCTGTACAAGCATCTCGT